TAATAGTTTCACTTCCATTGTTTGGAAAACTTTATCCATATCATCCCCAGGTTTCGTCTCTTGGGAATGATACACCATTACTCTTGGCAAATAGAATAGCCCTGCCATCCATGATATTACTGCCAAGATATGTATTATCAAAACAAATTCGTAAATACTCATAGTCCTAAAATACCCAATAGATTAAACCAACCCATTGAGTGACCTATAATTACTGGAAGCCCAATCATAGTAAACGCAATGATTGCGAATGCTAAACCGACTCCTTTGTTGTGATATGGTTCATTTGGATTACTCATAATATATTCCTTTCAATTAATATCCGTTTGGTACTAGCACATAGTGTATCAATAAAACGATACCCAATGATGCGCCCAAACCTACCATCATTTTCATAAAATCTCGCCCAATCAATGGGAAGACTGTCTTAAATTTTGCCTTGCCTGTGTAACTAGCCATAGCCAATTCACGCCCACAAAGCAATCCTACAAATACCCAAGTCGTTGACATTGGGATGTCATTCAGTTCCTTAAAGAAGTATAGTATCAACCAATACACCAAATCGATGATTGTTGCAGATCGAACGTAACGTGTGTTGTGTTTCTCAACTACAATCTGTTGAATCTTACCACCACCTTCACGAAACATAAAGCCCAGACCGATTACAAATACCGCTGTAATCATAAGCATTAATGGTACATCTAACTGACGTGGCAAAAACACTGCTATATTAGCCATATCGTGCGATAGCCAAGTAAACCACAGAAAGCCTGTAGTGACCCACTGAGCCACTCTCCAAGCTTTTTTATGTTCTTCTTTAACAGCTTTCGCTTCGTCCAACAGGCGGCTTACTACGAGCCATATTAAATACGCCGCAACAGCCGCAACTGCATAACCCATCATAGACTTCATAAGCATCTTCTCTAATACAAATGTACTAGCGAATGCCGATAAAACTAGAAATGATGTTGATACAGGTACGCCAACACGAGTAAGTCCTAATAGAACTGCGGGTGCTAATGCGTGATACCATTTAACTTCTTGAAATGGAATTTTGTTTAATCGTCCATAACTGATGTCTCCACCATTCATGTACCATCCATACCATAATGTATAGACTAGAACAGCCGATGCGGCTATCCACATTGTTCTCCAATGAAACTTTTCATTGTTTGATGCGATCCATGTACCTAATGTTTGTACTGAATCATTTGCTATTACGGCATAAGCGGCGAATATAAATCCTACCACCATCCATAAAGTGAGTGCGTCCATTTGTTTCTCCTTTTGCTTGACAGCTTTACCCTGTCGCTCACATACGAAGAAGAGGCCATCATTGACCTCTCCAAGCACTTATTTATTTCTATTTAATCGACCATGTTGTTTAATGTTTCCATGATCTGTCTTTGTTCGAAATCTTGAACTAGAATTTTACCCAAATCAATTTTCTCAAAAATCAAATCTAGCATATCTAAAGCTTCTTGATCATTGTTCCTTTCGGCAACCCTTGCTTCATCCCAAAGCTCACGCAACTGTTCATTAGTAACAAATCGGTTCATATGATATTTGTGTATCATGCTACCTCACATTCTTGTGCCATTGACTGATCCATTCTATCTGCCAATCCTTCATAATCTTCTGCGATCATTAAAATCTCATCAAGAATGTCTTCACGGCTTTTGCCAAAATTTGCAGAACGGCGTACTAATCGACGCATAGTTTCTGCGACTTGTGTTGCTGATTGAATATCCATTTTGATTTCTTTCTGTTTAGATAACTTATACATACTTTATGCCATATTGATTCGATGGTGTCAAGACTTATTTGTGCGCCTCTGGTATTACTAAGTTCCATTTCATATTACGAGTAATAGTACCAACTAATGCATGGTGATCAGACTCATCTATTGCATAAATCATTGCACTACGAACTTTTGTTTGTTCTGATAACATATCTCTACTATATGTTTGGGCTTCCCCCAAATCTTTGAAAGTGCCACTAACGAGTGATGGTTTTCTTGGCTGAAACAAAACAACATTGTACTGAACAGCACTTTGACGTACACCTTCTTCAAAGCCATCCATGTCTTTTAGTTCACCACGTTTGCCCATTACACTTCTTCTTTCTCTGCTTCATGCCACGCTTCAATAAACTGTTCCAGATAATCACACTGTTCTGGTGTAACATCATGTTCAAACAAAAGTTCATCTGCACTCATACTAGGCAGATTGTTCTCTGCTAGGAACTCATCGTACTGGTCGCATAATTCATTAAGTGTCATTTTATTTCTTTCGTGTTGTTACCTATACTGTATGCCATATTGATTCGGGCTTGTCAATAGCCATTTGTTCTGAAAACGATTTCTAATCCATTTTTCTTAAAGTTAACACTAGGTTCTTCAAGACGATCATCATCGTGTTTCTTTTGATAATTAATATATTCTATTACTAATTCTAGTGCTAATGCGTCTCTGAACATGTACGCATCTTTAGTCTTCAAAAAACCTGCAAAACGCATACCATTGCCTACAGACGTCATTGCGTAATCCATAACCTCTATTTGTTCTGGTTCACACTCCATGCCTCTACGACGTATAGTGTAGATTGCATTGACGATTATCTTTTTTATCATTGTATTGTAAGCATTCATAGCTGACATCATACACTATAAACAAACAGTGTCAATATATTATTTTTTACTTGACAACATTCCTAACTCGTGTATAATAGCGTTATCGCTTATGATAATAATAATGATTCTTTATAAATATCTTTATGGAGACTTTTGAGGGTAATTATGGTTTTAATCCACTTTTATATATTTTATTGGATAGTAGCCGCTATTGGACTCACAATAGGGTATCACAGATGCGTATCACATAAAGATATATCTTTACATCCAATATTAGAAACAATAACAATCTACTTAGGTACTATAGCTAGTGCGTGTTCACCGTTAAGTTGGGCAGGTGTTCATCGTATGCATCACGCATATGCTGATACAGAAAAAGACCCCCACAGCCCTAAATACAAAAAATGGTACGAGATACTATTCTCATCTTATAAAGTAAATCATATACCAAGAAAGTTTGTGAAGGACTTATACGATAATCCAAGAGTTATGTTTTTCCATAGATATAAAATACATGTTTTCATAATAACTTATGCTATAGCTTTTTATGTAAATCCAATCTTTCTTATGTATCTAGTATTATTGTTGCCAACATCATTCATATTCTATGGATTATTAAATTTAGTAGGTCATGATGAAAATGGCGCTACAAACAAATGGTGGATAAATTTATTCGCCCCTTTCGAAGGTAATCATACAGAACATCATGCAAAGAAATAGTGATACACATTGGGTTAAAATGAACTTTAAGGTTCCTTGTTCTGATATAGAAAAGGAATACAAAGCAGTACGCAATTCTTTGGTTGTTCATAGACCCGAAGATGGTCATAAAGATTGGTTTGCTATGACTCTTTATGGAGTAGGAGCAAATAGTACAAACAGCCATTGGGAATATGGACGTAAAGCTAAAAAAGATATAACTGATGTGGGAAAGCAATGCCCTAAAACAATGGAGTTTGTTAACTCGTTACCATACGCTAGAATAGATGATGTGAGATACTTGGTAATTAAATCGGGTGGTTACATCGCTGAACATGTAGACGTTCCAGAGCATAATTGGCTAGACCCTCTTAACATATCGATTACATACCCAAAGGGAAGTAAGTTTGTTATGGATGGTGAAGACATACCATACCACTCAGGGGCTTCTTTTGTTCTTAATATACATTACCCACATATGGTTAAGAACGAATCTAAAGAAGATAGACTGCATTTATTAATTCATGGAAAGAAAAAGAAAGAGTTTTGGGATGACATTGCTGAACTCAGATTGTAGCGTTACTAGCTTTTTTCCAGAAGATAGACCAGACATTATAAAGAAGTTATCGGAGACAACTTACAACCACGTTAACTACGACAATTTAGATTGGTTTGAATTCGATTGCGTTTCTATATTACAAAATGGAGATGATATAGTAGGGTTTAGTTCTGTATGGCACAGACCAGAGTATTATAAAAAAGGTGAAGTTAGAATATTAAATCGCTATTGGGAAAACAACGAACTACGTCGTATCGGTAGGGAATTGGCAAGAAGCCACATCATTTCTATTGTTAAAGATCAATTAAGGTTTGCAAAAGAACTTGGTTATACATCAGCATTTATAAGCAGAGAGAAAAATCCAAGAATGTTGCGAGAGTTTATAAATAAAGTAGCAATAGCTACAGATACAATATGGAATATACATGACGAAAGAGTTTCAGTTTGTGACGGTCATGGGTGTTTACAATATAAAGGATACACGGAATTATGAAAACTAGATATGAGTTACCACCATTTCAGAAGCTTGATGCACATTTTGATGTGAGCAAGATCATTGAGGTCGTGCGTAACATGCCAAGTGAAACCGATGATTTGAAAGAAAAAGATGGCTACGGTGATTTGGTTGGTGGAAAAACAGCAAAACTACAAAAAGCTTTTGGCTTGAAGTTTGATACAATTGAAGACGCTTATCAGTTCTTACAGGACAATGACGTAAAAGAGTCAGAGTTTCGCAATGGACTAGGTGGCAAGCGTATGGCTTGGGACTTTAGAAATTATGTAAAACCATTTGAAGACTACATTGTAGAAGATGGTAAAGGTAAATATGAGGTTAATGGTTCACCATATAAGCAGATTGCTTTGACCAAATACAACCCAGATGAAGAAGATCGTATCTATGAAAAGAAAATACCTAAAAGTAGGCTTGATGAAAGACACTACAACTTAATGAAAGATTGGGTAAAAGGTACTTACTTAGAAGAAATACTTAAAACTTTTAAGGGTGAAGTTACACGAGCAAGAATTGCCATAATGGAGCCAGGTGCTTATGTTGCAGAGCATATAGACTATAATACAGACTATTCTATTCGTTTTCATATCCCAATCACGACAAACGATGATTGTGGATTTTATTGTATAGATAAAGATGGGAACAAAATAAATCAGACTATGGAACCAGGGTCGCTTTGGTTTCTAAATCAAGGTATGAGACATTCTGCTTGGAACAAAGGTACGACCACGCGATCACATATTATCATATCAGTAAATGGCCAGGAAGATTTACATGATTAAAACATGGACAAATGACTCATTTATAGAAACTGATTATAAGGTTGATCCAGAGTTTTGGCACAATTATATGACTGGTGAATGGACTGACAGTAATAAATTATATTCAGAATATGTTAGCGATGCAACAGGCGGCAAAGAAATGAATAAGTTCTTTGTCCAAGAGATACACAATTTTGATAGACCACTTCTTAGGTTGATCAAAAAGATATGGAACACATTCGAAATAAGACCACAGGAATTTCGCTGTAACTTCTTTAGAGTATTAGAAGGTGGGGAGTTGCCAATTCATGTTGATGTAAAAAGTGAATGCTCAGTATTGATACCTGTAACTGAAAATACTGGTGAATTGTATGTTGATGATGGGAACACACGAGACTCCATAGTATATGACACTATGACTGTACTCAACACAAAAAAACCACACGGTGTAAAATCACCAATAAAGGAA